ACCCGAACAAAAAGATAAATTAAAATAGAGATGCCGAATGTACCAAAACGAAAGCAACGGCCTTGGTTGCAAGGTCAAAACAAAGCAAGCAAGCAACGTAAGGAACGCAACAAGTTCTATCAAACCAGTGCGTGGCGAACGCTCCGCAATATGTTCATCAAACGACATCCATTGTGTGTTGAATGCGACGGCATTGGCCAAGTGGTTGACCACATCGTGCCAATCAAATCGGGTGGCGATTCGTTGGAGTGGGACAACTTACAAACGATGTGTCATCGATGTCATAATATAAAATCGGGCAAAGAAGCGCACGAATGATGAAGATAATGCCCACATATTACCACGGGAGGGGCGGTATTAAATGTAAAAATGGTAAAATCTAAACATCACCGCCCCCATAAAGCGAATACGACCGCATTTTTGGGCCGATAAAAGTCAAGATGTGGGCAGTTGATGATAAAATGTGATTAAAATGATTGATTTGAAAAATATGGATTGCCTTGAAGCAATGCGCCAAATGACTGACAACCAATTTGATTTGGCGATTGTGGACCCGCCTTATGGCGGGAATGATGCTATTGGATTAAAGGATAACAAATCAAAAGGAAAACAAGCGACAAAAAGAACCGATTACAAGGTTTTCGAAAATATTGCACCATCAAAAGAATATTTTAATGAATTGATTCGAGTTTCAAAAAAACAAATCATTTGGGGAGTAAATTTTTACAAAAACTATGATTTAAGCGGAGGGAGGATTGTTTGGGATAAAAAAGGAACGGCATTTGGCCGCGCTGAATTAGCGTATTACTCACATTCAAAAAGCGTCAATGTTTTTGAATACACTTGGAACGGAATGTTGCAAGGAGACATGAAAAACAAGGAAACAAGAATTCACCCAACCCAAAAGCCCGTCAAATTGTACGAATGGATTTTGGACAATTACGCCAACGAAGGCGATAAGATTTTGGACACACATTTAGGTTCGGGTTCCATAGCGTTAGCGTGCCATAATCGCGGCTATGATTTGACTGGATTTGAAATTGACAAAGAATATTTCGACAACGCGGTTGATAGATTACGTGTCCACCAATCGCAACTAACAATGTTTTAAAATGGGAAAAGGAAGGAAACCAAAACCGACGGCGATATTGAAAGCGCAAGGCACTTACGATGCGAGCCGACACAAGAATCGATTGGAAGCCGATGGCATTCCAACCGCGCCCGCAGTACAATCAGCGAACGAAACATTTGAATGGCTCGTTCAAAAATTGGACGACCTTGGTGTCGTTGCTGAAGTGGATGCGATGGCGTTGCAAATGTTGTCGGATGCGTGGGAAGATTACCAAGTCGCGCGCGCCGTTGTCAAAGAACAAGGTCCAACATATGCGACCACAACCGCACAAGGCGATTTGATGTGGCGACCACGACCGGAAGTTTCAATGATGAATGCCGCATGGTCCAAGGTTGAAAAGATGATGGTCCAATTTGGATTGACCGCATCGTCACGCGCAAAGATTGAGATGCAAGAAAAGATTGAAACACTTGATGACTTGATTGGATAATGGAAAAGAGGTGTCACAAATGCAAAGTGATAAAGCCATTGAATGATTTCCACAAACTGACAAAATCAAAAGACGGCCATCAATCCAAGTGCAAGGATTGCAAAAAACAATATCAATTGCAAAACAAGAAACGCGTAAGTAAAAGAAATAAGGAGCGTTATCAAGAAAAAAAAGAGGAAATAAAAAAAAGAACGAATCAATATTATCACGAAAACATTGAGGTCGTTCGAGAAAGAAGGAAAGTATTTTACCGCCAAAACGCTGACGATATTAAAGCAAAGGTAAAAAATTGGAGAAAAGAAAATCTTGATTATGTAAAAAATAGAAAGCGTAAGAAATACGAAGAAAACAAAAACGAGATTTTAGAAAAGCAAAAAGAATATTACAACAACAACCGCGATAAGATTTTAGAAACAAACAAAAAATATAGGATAAACAATCCCGATAATGTAAATCGGAGCAAACGCAAATATCACCAAAGAAAAAAGAATGACCCCATTTATAAATACTCAAGATTGTTAAGGGATAATATTTGGAAATCGTACAAAAGGAACGGATTTAGTAAATCAAACAAAACCGAAAAAATACTCGGATGTTCGATATCTTGGTTTTTTGAAGAATGGTTGAACAACGAATACAATCCACCAAAAAAACACATTGACCATATTGTTCCGGTATCATTAGCAACAACTAAAGAAGAAGTATTTGTATTGAATCATTTCAGTAATTTGCAAGTCTTGACGGCCAATGATAATTTGTCCAAAAACAACAAATATGTTTCGCTTGCTGGATTAACGAAAGTTTTATCAAATCACCCAAATCCCAACGCGATAAAAAGGATTGTTTCACGAAGCGGGATAAAAATAAAGTAATGACACACGACGAAACAAAATCAAACCGAATCATCAATTTCATTGAACGCGTTTGCACGCACGTGAAAGGTGATTTAGCAAACCAACCATTCCTTTTGGAAGATTGGCAAAAGGAATTCATTCACAAGATGTTCGGCACGATGAACGCGTCGGGTCAAAGGCAATACCGAACATCGTATGTGCAGATTCCGCGAAAGAATGGAAAATCAAATTTGTCGGCGGCGATTGCGTTGGCGATTTTGTTCGTGGAAAAAGAACAAGGTGCGGAAATCTATTGTTGCGCATCATCACGGGACCAAGCAAAGATTGTGTTCGAGGTATGCAAACAAATGGTTCGCAACTCGGCAATCTTGACAAAGAATTGCAAGACGTTCCAAAACTCAATCGTGTTGAACGGGACCAACTCGTTTTTGAAAGCGGTCGCGGCGGATGCTGGATTGTTGCACGGGGCGAATGCGTCAGCGGTCATCTATGACGAATTGCACACGGCGAAGAATCGCGACTTGTGGGATGTGATGGCGACGTCAATGGGTGCGCGTTCGCAACCTTTGATGATTGCAATCACCACGGCTGGAGTGTTCGACACGAATTCCATTTGCCACGAATTGTATTCGTACGGCAAACGAGTTGAAGAAGGTGTGATTGAGGACAACACATTTTTGCCGCTTATATATGAAGCGGACCCCGACGACGATATTCACGACCCAAAGGTTTGGAAAAAGGCGAACCCAAATTTCGGCATCTCAATCAAGCCCGAATATTTTGAAAAGATGGCGCGCGAGGCAAAGACGTTGCCGTCGTCGGAAATCGCATTCCGTCAACTGCATTTGAACCAGTGGGTGAACTCTTTGGCGTCGTGGATTACCGATGACGAATGGATGAAATCAGCGGGCAATATAGATTTGGAACAATTGAAGGGACGCAAGGCATACGCGGGACTTGATTTGGCCGCCGTTGAGGATGTCACGGCGTTCGTTTTGGCGTTCCCAATGGATGACGAAAGCGTCAAGATTGTGCCGTTTTTATTTGTCAGTGAAGCCGCCGTTGAACGACGTCGGAATCAAACGGGTGGTTCGTACGACAAATTCGTGAGTGCTGGTGAACTGATTGTGACGGAAGGGAATTCAACGGACTATGCGGTCATTGAGAGAAAGATAAAGGAATGCGCGGAAATCTTTGACATTCAATCCGTGGCTTTTGATAGATGGAACTCGAATTCATTGGTCCAACAATTGACGGATGCGGGAATCGAGATGGACCCGTTCGGCCAAGGTTTCATTTCTATGACGGCACCGATTAAGAATGCGGAAATCTTGGTGAAGAAACGATTGTTGCATCATGGCGGTCACGGAATGATGCGATGGATGGCGGCGAATGTAGTGACAAAAAAAGACGATGCTGAGAACGTGAAGTTCAGCAAATCAAAAGCGGGTGACAAGATTGACGGAATCATTGCGATGATAATGGCATTGGGTGAGATGATGACGATGGAGGGAAAAGATATGACGGGAACGTCCACATATGAATCGCAAGGAATCCGAATGTTATGATGAAATTAGAAGATGCCCGCGAATTGGGATTGATGTTGTTTGAAAACGGGTTCACGCCGTGGATGGCGGAAACGGGTGACGGGTACATTGTGCGCATCCTACTTGATGGGGAAATCATCAATGTTTTCCGCACGGATTTAGAACCAAATAAAAAAAAACTAAAAAGTTTTTCACGTTTTGTGGATTGTATTGGTTTTTTTGTATATTTGAAGTGTTGCAACGGAGCAACGACCAAAACACCACTACAATGAAAAATTATCTTATCAACTTAATCGAAGAAAAAGGCCAATCATTAGATTCGGAAATTCAAATCGAAGGACATTTCGGTTTGACGTATGGAATGCTTGTTGATTTTATATGTGAAGCCAAGCAATACCACGGGCAAATCAGAAACACGCTTGTTGCGATTGATTTCAAAAACGGCGATGTTTTTCATTATTTGAACCACTTGGCAAATGGAATGGTCAAATCATTAGGATATTAAAACCCAAGGCGGCCCGAAAGGGTCGCTATAAATTTTCCGCCTATGTATTACACGACAATGACAAATGATTCCGTACATTACAAACCGAACATGGAACCAGTTGACGACATATCGGTTGGCGACATCATCGAGATGACGCGCACGGGAAAGGAATTTTTGGTGGAATCAATCACTCCATCGGGAATCATATTGAAAGAATGCACGACATACGTTTCATTCAGCCGTTCAGCATTGAACGAGCGTTTGAAAAGAAATTCGGCAATTCACAAAAGCATTTAAAGAACCACGGGGCGTTCTGCTCCGATTGGTGGTTTTGGTTTGGTGAGGGACGTTGTGGTGACGTCCCTCTTTTTTTTGCCTATTGTTTCATTGCAAATGATATCGTACATTGACCCCGAATTGTACAATCATTTTCAACCGAATGGCCGAAAATCAAAATTTATTCGGGCGCATTTTGGGCGCACTTC